TACGAAGCATTGTTAAGGCAGTTGACATCCTATAGTATTCAGTATGGCAAACACGTTCAACTTCCTCAAAGGAAATATAACCCTGTTCCTTTGCTATACTAAGTAATTTAGTTTTGAGTCCTTTTTTCATATTTTTATTCCTCTTTACAAAACCCAGTTTTATTAAGTATATTATCTATTGATATTGACATTCTCCATACAGTAGTTTCATCACACATAGCCTTGTCAGCATCAAAAAGGAAATCTCCGTCAACAGTATCGTCTATCATTTCTTGCGGAGTTACCATGGACATACTATTTATTATTTGCTTCTTTCTCTAGCCTTTGTGCCTCTAATTTTTCTTGTAATTTCTTTTTACCAGCCTCAAGTGTTGGGTTAGATAAAGGTTTTTCTTTTACAGGCTCAACTTTTATTTCTTCAACTTCTTTAGGTTTATCTTTATGGGATGGTGGCATTGAATCTAAAAAGTCTTTTTCTTTTTCTTTTATTGATTGAGTTACTTCTTTACTTTTGGCAAAGACTTTATTAGCTAAAAGAATTTCATACATTTTTGGGAATCCTTCAGAAGCATTAAAGAATTCAGGCAAAGTTCCAGTTCTATCACCAGCATCATAACTTACACTTGGCTTAAAAGCTAAAACCCTTTTTTCTTCGTTATCTTTATTAATAACTGAGAAGAATCCAATAATATCCATCATAGCCATTAAGTCTGAAGATAAGTTAGCATCTAAACGTGGGGTTTTTTTATTTTGTCCGCCGTCTTCAGTACTTTTAACGTGAGCAATGAAAATAACATTTTTATTAAGGTCACGAAAAGCTTTTAGCATTTCTTTCATTTTTCCTTTAACATAACCCCAGCCTTTCATTGACAAGGCATCCCTATCTGTATTCTGAATATAAAGACTATTTGTCTTTGCCTCTTTCATTAGTTTTTCTAAGATTTCATTTACTGGGTCAATAACAATTGTTTCATACTCAGGCTTGCTAGCTTCTGCAAAGAATTCTTTCATATCTGACCACTTTCCTAACGTTGCCACTGGAACATCAATTCCTTTTGTTCCCATATAACGATATCCACTTTCCGCATCACCAATCAAAACTTTTGGCGCTGTCGTGGCAAATGTAGATTTACCAACCTTAGCTTCACCATAGACTAATAAATTAATCTTTGGGGCATTCTTCATTTCGTTTGTTTGTGTTATTTTCATAGTTTTAATTTTTAAGATTTAATTTATTCCAAACTATTCTTCTTCCATAATGCCTTAGCTTTTCATCTAACTTCTTAATGACTCTCTTATCAGTTTCTGTTATCTTTGGAATTAGAGTAGCCCAGTTCATAATTCTAATAATATCACTATAAGTTAACTCTTTTGTTTTTTTTGGTTTCATTTTAATATTTATTAAGCTTTTTTCTTCTATTCCTTCTAGCCCTTAGAATAGCTTTATCTCTTGTACCGTTAATATTCTTTTCATAACGTAGGCGGTTATATTCTCTTATCTTGTCTTGATTCTTTTCATAGTACCAGCGCATGTAAAAATTGTCATCGTCTTTACATTTTCTCATTCTACTTTTTTAGTTGTAGTCTTAGAGTTTCAATGGTTTCTTCTTCAGCAGTACCAGCATTTTGGTCTTCTTTTTGAATATTTTTAATTTGTTCTGTAATATCATCTTGTTTTTTCTTTAAAGGCTCAATCCTTTCACGAGCAAATATACTATAAGACCACTTGGTAGTATTGGTAACTGAAAGGGTTCCAATCTCATCTTGAAGTTTACCGCCATGGACTTTTTTAAGTTCATCAATACATTGTTCTTTTAGTTCTTCTTTTTCAGCTTCTAATTCTCTAATCCTAATTGAAAGGTCAAAGTATTTTGTTAATGGGTTTTGTTCTGACATAATTTTAATTTATTATTTCAATAGTTAAAGTTTTTTTACCCCAGTTTAATGCTTCTTGCTTAGTTTCCTGCCAAATGTCCCAAGAGTCACAGTCATAACGTTTATTCATTCTGTCCTGGACTTCGTAGATTTGACCCTTAATCTTGACCAACGTTCCATACTCATAGCAATTATTTGCCACGATACCTTTTCTAACTTTTTGTTGCGATGCAGTGACGAACGGACTGCTGTCAGTTTCCTCAACCGAAGACGAATAGGAATAGATTGTTTGGTTTTCTTTATAAACTTTTTCATACTCACAAACTACACTAGTTAATAAACATGGGTTAAGCGCAGATGGCGGAGGCGTAGAAGACTGTACTAATACGCTTTTTTTTTGGACTCCGCCATCAACCTCCTTTGTCTCAGCGCTTGTTAGTAGTGGGCTTAGCGCTAACCAAGTTATATATAAACCTAGTAAAAGGTAAAATGGTTTTTTAAGAAAATATTTCATATTTTTATTTTTATTTTTTAATCCCTTTAGCGATTGGAAGGGTAATTTGTTTCCTTAATTGCTTTACCAGCTAGACAATGGGGGTAGTCAAGTGTCAGGCTTTGGGGAATTCGCATTTTTAATCAATAAAGTGCAGATATATAAACAAGTTATTGTTGATTGAAACTTTTCTAAAATTTAATAATGTTTTTAATTAGGAAAAGGTATATTCTCAAGCTCTACACCATTCGCAGTTACCTTTTTTAGTTTATCTTTTTTAAATGTATAAACAACGTTTACTTTTTTGTCAGGGTAGTATCTTTCTACCTCATCATCTGTTAATTCAATTGCTTCATCATGTTCGTCATCGTATATTGTTGCAGTCATATAGTTCTTTTATATTCATTAATTAATATTTCCATTGCCCGAGTTAAGAATTCACGTTTAGTAATATTATTCTCATCACAATAGTCTTTGATAGCTTCATATTCATATTCATCTAATTTGCAATCAAATCTTCTAATTGGATTTTTTCTATATTGTTTAGTCATAAAATATTTACACGTCAATTCGCACAAAATATAACCCAACCACTTAACAGCCTATCCTCTCCCATCGTAAGGGTGGTTTTCTTTTCTCTCTTTTAATGGTTAGTTAATGTTCATGTTAGCTAGTTTATTTTGGCGATTTTTTCAGCTTCGCCAACTGCTTACGCGTGGTGTCGGAAAGGAGTAACTGCCTTGCCTTCGCATAGTTTAAAGTCCTGCGAATCTCCTGACAGAGGAGTTGGGTAGACTATTATTTACTTTTGGGGAAAAACCTATAGACGAAAGGAGGTGAATCCATACGATACTTTAACAAGTAAAATATTTAACTATAGGTTTCCTCCCAAGAATAAATAAAAACTGTCTTATTTCTGCCTCCCCGTTAAGAAAGGCAAGAATAAAACAGCTTTAGTTTCGTACCTTTCTTTTTTTGTAACGGGGAGTATAGATTTCATAAAGTTATTATAAATCATTTTTTTAAATTTGGCAAAACCTAATTGTGGAAAACTTGTGGAAATATTATATTAATTTTTGTTGATTTTCGTTTACAATTCCACAAACATCAAGGTAATTATCTGGAATTTCTTTAGTTAATCCGCAACTACACTTGAATCCTACTACTTGTTTCTTACCAGTATCACAGGAAACTTCAACAACACTCATTTCTTCCTTGCCACAATTTGGACAGATTATAGTTTTGGCTTTTATATTACTGAATTTCATTTTTGTTTTATTTATTCTTTTTCGTAACCATCAAACCATTTACCTGCTTTTTGAGTATCCTCTTGGCTACACCATTCCTGAGCTTGTTCTAAAGTAAAGCCCCTACGGATTGTTTCTCTTTTACCACTTCGGTAAAATCTTATAATTCGGTAAGTCATAAGTTTGATTTATTTTGGCGTGTTTATCCTGAATAAACAGGAGCTGACTTTTACTTTAATGGCATCAGCTTCTACCAACCATTATAATTCACTAGAAACTTACTCCCACTTAGCTACTGCTTAATCTCTGACACGCTATTAAGCAGTTGTGTCAGAGTGCTTAATTAATTATTTTTACTACTATGTTTTCCAAATCTTCTTCAGTAACTCTATCCCAATCTAATTTTGCTAATTTAGTAGCTAATCTTTCTTGTTGTTTTGATGTCATACTACTAGCCACCTTTAAAATAAAATACATTTGTTCTCTTGTCATATTATTTTTGCCTTTCCGCTTTGTGGGAGTAAGTTGTCAATGAACTAAACAAAAAACTGCAATTTCTTCAGGCATTGGCGTTGTACAGGCAACACCTGAAAGAATTACAGTTCTTTTTGTACAACGCTATTTTAAGTTTTCAACTAACTTCACAATTCATTATAAACCAAATACCAAAAAAAAGCAAAATTTTTTTAGCCCTATTAAATATAGGGTTAAAACGTGTTAAAAAAAGGGAGTTTAAAATTGTGGAAAACTATTTATACTTTTTTGGAGGTAATTGTGGAAGGGTTGTGGAAAACTATTAGGATTTAGCTAAGTTAAGACGCTAATAAATGTTTTTGCTTTTTTTCAAGAATTAGGTTATAATTAAAGTAGAGAAATTAACATTAAATTTACATGATGAGTCAAACACAACTGGAGAGGATTGTTTGATGGACAGTTTTTTACTGTCTTATTTTTTTATAAGGATTTAATCAATATGAGAATGTTTAAGAAAAAATGTAAAGGGAAGAAGAAATAGTCTATTTTAGGTTCGGCTTAGGGGTTTGAACATTTGGGTTTAAGGCTCAATCTCTCATTTTTGCTGGCGCACCGAGGGGTTGAACCTAAAGTAGATTAATTTATTCATAATTGGCGTTTAGCGTATCCCTTTTTTAACTGGGAGCGAAGCAGGTGAAGCCAAGCACTAAAACGCCTGCTATGAGTAAATTAATAATTGTTAATAGTAATAGCTTCACGACACACTTGCTTGAGTGAAGCCGAGCAAGAGTTATGAAGCTTTTTTTATTAAGAATTACAAATTAAACCTCAGGGCTAAGGGTTGGGTCGGAAATAATAATTAAACTCCTTAAATCGCAATTCTTGTCCTCTAAATTAGCCTCAATCTATAATAAAGTATGGAAAATGATATAATTTGCGGAAAATGTAATAAACCAAAAGGAGATGGAAAGGACTTTTGTAATTGTGGTAGACCCTATGAATATGATAAAAAGTTTATTAAGAAAGTTGATAAATACTTAAAGGAAAATAAAGATGAATATGAAGAATTTATTAAGCAAAGTAATTCAGATAAAGGCTATGAAATGTATGACAGGAAAATAAAAGTTAAACTTCCAACATTAGAAGGATTTGCTGGTTATATAGGATTTACAGTACAAACTCTTACAAATTGGTCTGAAGAAAATGTTGAGTTTTTAGGTGCTTTAGAGAAGATTATGACAGAACAGAAGAAAAGATTGATTAATATGGGACTTTCTGGAGAGTATAATTCTACAATAGCAAAGTTAATATTAAGTAGTAATCATGGAATGAGAGAAAAGACTGAAACAGATATAACTTCTAAAGGTGAAAAAATTGGATATGACGAAAGCCAAATCAATAAAATCGCAGAAAGAATTAGTAACAGAGAAAGAAAAGATAGCAATGGTGGAACATCAAGCACGGAAGCATCTAATTGATTTCTGCATTGCTACAAATCCTAAATATGAACCTAACTGGCATTTAGATGAAATAGCAAATGAACTTGAAAAAGCTGAAGCTAACACTGCAGACTGGAAGATATTAATTATTCAAGTTCCACCTAGACATGGTAAATCTGAATTAGCTTCTATTAATTTCCCTGCATGGTACTTAGGTAGAAATCCAGATAAAGAAATAATCACTGCTTCATATTCAGCTGAACTAGCATTAGATTTTGGTGGAAAAACTAGAACTCTTATAGATGAACCAACATATCAAGGTATATTCCCTAATGTTTCTTTAAAGGCAGATGAAAAGAGTAAAGCAAAATGGAGAACTAACAAAGGAGGTTCTTACACTTCTGTCGGTATTGGCGGAGCTATCACAGGTAGAGGCGCTAACATACTTGACATTGATGACCCAATTAAAAACGCTGAAGAGGCAAGCTCAGAAGTAATTCGGGAGAAACACTGGCAGTGGTTTCTTTCAACAGCTTATACTCGTTTAGAACCTGGAGGTAGAGTTATATTAATTCTTACTAGATGGCATCTTGATGATTTAGCTGGTAGAATACTAAAGAATGAAGAGTTTCAAAAGTTAACTAAAGTTATTTCATTTCCAGCTACTGCTATTGATAGTGAGAAGTTTCGTAAAATTGATGACCCACTCTGGCCTGAAAGATATAGTTATGAGGAATTAATGTCAATTAAGAGTTCAGCTGGTCCATATATTTGGGGTTCTCTATATCAACAGAACCCAATCCTAACTGAAAATCAAGAATTCAAACAAGCTTGGATAAGACCTAGACCAAGAAAAGAAGTAGAGTTGGCAAACACTAGAAACTTTTTAACAATAGACACTGCTGTTTCAAAACAAGCTCAAGCCGATAAGACTGGCTTCTGTGATAATTCGGTAGATGAGATGGATAACTGGAATCTAAGAGCATGGGGAATGAAAGTTGACCCTAAAGAATTGATTGATTTGCTTTTCGTTTTACAAGAAAAAAGAGGTTATGAGAAGATTGGCATTGAGAAGACAATGTATTTACAAACTATTGCTCCCTTTTTAGAAGATGAACAGATTAAAAGAGGCAAGTATCTACCAATAGTGGAACTTGAGCATAAGCAAATGCAGAAAGAATTAAGGATTAGAGCCTTGATTCCCCGTTATGCAGCTGGAAAAGTTTACCACCTTGAGGGAGAATGTTCTGAACTAGAAGAAGAAATGTTCACTTTCCCACTTGGAATGCACGATGACATATTAGACGCTACTGCTTATCAATTTCAGATAGCAGAAAAAGCATACCCTGCTAGTGTTAGCAGAATTACAAATTTTAATAAACAGTCAACACAAGATATATATGGCGGAATATAAACAAAGTAAAATCAAAAGTCCAGGACTAGCATCTGAAAAGAAGTTTATGGAAATGGGTAACGCTAAGAATATTCCAAAAGAAGTTTTAGAATACACATGGTTCTATCAAGACCGAGCTCGTAAGGCTTTTGACCAAAGAGAACGGAAATGTATACATTTTGATGGGCTTAGTTACACCGCTGACTACTATCTAAACCAACAGGCTGCTAATACTTATTTAAGACCTAAACTAAATGATGATGAAGTCAGAGTTAACACTGGAACAACTGAGAAGAAAGTGGAAACAGTTTGGAATGAACTACAACAACTTAACTTTGAACCAGAAATCAGAGCCTTTGATAAAAAAGATATTCCTATTATTGAACTTGGAGAAAGTTTCACAGATATGGTTAAGAGAACTAATGAGATTGAGCAAGATGATTATCTTTTACGAGAAGCTATCCTTGAGGGTTTGACTCAGAGAGCAGTCTTTATTGAAGAAGTCTGGGACGACGGAACTGTTAGAGACAAGAGAGAAAATGGAGTTTATAGAAGAACTTTAGGCAAGGCTCGTAAGCGCTTAGTATCTGGTCTTAAGATATTCTTAGGTGACATTACTTTGCCTTGGTATCGTTTCAATGACCAGCCTTATATTATTAAATATGACAGAATACACTGGAAAGAAGCTGAGAAGATGTTCAAGTATGATAAAGATGGTAAAGAAAATCCAATGTGGCAGTATGTTTCTAAAGGTAATAAAGATACCTTCAATTCAATATTTGGGCTTAGACTTGGAGATTTAGATGAAGATGAGGTAGAAGTTTTAACTTACATGTCTTACTGTGATGATGAATATTGTCGTTTGCTTAATGGAGTTCCGATTGACAATCCTGGAACTAAATTACCTTGGGAGTATGAGGGTTACAATATTCAGATGTTCGGTTTAAAGACAATAAGTAGAGACTTCGCTTATTGTAAGCCTTTGACAGCTTCAGCTAAAACTTTACAGGCCTTGAACAATGAAACAATCAGGATGATGATTTATAAGTTTCGTCAAGCTCTTAAGCCTCCAATGGGAGCGCCATCTGGTAGAGTATTTTCTAAAGATATTTGGAGTCCAGCTTCAGTTACTCAAGGGATTAAGAAAGATGATATTTTCAGTTTGATTGACCATGCAGGAGTTACCCAAAGTGAATTTAACATGTATGATTTGATTGAAAGAAAGACTGAGGAGTTTATCGGGGCAGGTGCTCAACAGCAAGGATTATCAAATGAGGGTAAACAAACAGCTACAGAAACTCAGATACTACAAAAGCAGTTCACTACTCAGCTCGGGGCTTCTGTTTTAATGGTAATGTCTATAGTTGAAAAGATGTCTTACCTTAGGATTTATAACTTACTTGAACATGTTACACAGCCAATCGGTAAAGAATTAGACCCTTTAAGTCAGAAAATAAACAATACTTATATGTCTTTCGTTAAAGAAAATGCTGACTTAGGGGAAGGCCGAATGGGCAGGAAAGAAATAATCTTTGGAGAACAAAGCTTTGACCCAATGGGAACAGAGATGAATCAACTTTATGAAAAGGAAGAAGAAGCCAAGAAAATTGGTAAAGACTTTAGGAAATTTTATATAAATATCAAACAGTTATTAGAAATTCCTATTAAATGGTTTGTTTCAGTTTCTCAAGGATTTAAAGAGTCTGAGGCTTTAGATAAAGTTATGTTTGCGGATTCATTAAGACAGGCAGTTACTGTGGCTCAAGTTGCTCAAAGACCTTTGAATGGAGATATTATAGTTCAAGACTTTAATCAGACTTGGAAGAAGAAGAATTGGTTTCAGCGTGAGGCGCCTCCACAACTTAATCCGATGATACCTGGACAAGAGATGGCAGGCTCACAAGTTCCTGGACAAATGTCTCAAGATAAACCTCAAACTCCTGGGATTAATACCTTAGAGGGTAATATAGCTTAACTATGAATTTTTTAAAGCTAAAGAAAAAACAATTGGAAGGAGTAGAGAGAGTTAGAATTAAAATCATAAATGAACCACCTAAGAAAATTTACGAGAAGGCAAAAGAGTTATGGGGAGTTGACTTTGAGAATACCATCTTCACAGTTGGACACAAGATTTATGCTAAGTATGGATTACCTCCAGACCTAATGGCTCATGAACTTGTCCACGTTAAACAACAAGATGAATATAAAGGTGGTTGGAAAGCATGGTGGAAACGTTACTTTGAAGATGCACAGTTTCGCTTAGAACAAGAAACTGAAGCTTACCGAGAACAATATAAGTACATTTTAAATACAGTTAAAGATAAGAATAAACAAGCCAGAGTTTTAATGATGATAGCACAGATTCTAAGTGGTAAGCAGTATGGCAATTTAATTGGCTATTCTGAAGCAATAAGAATATTACGATGAATATATTTAAACCAAAGGTAATTGAAAAAGTTGTTTTCTCTTCTGACCCCATTGAGGTTGTAAACCGTTTAACCAAGAAAGACTTTGAGTGGTTTGATTACTCAGAACTTGATGAGGGAGAACGACAGAAGTATTATCAACAAGCTCAATCTGTCCTAACTAGTGACGTGTTTAATAATGAGATAAACAAACTTAATGCTGAATTTGCTGAATGGGCATCTAAAAAGTCTACTAGTTGGGATGATGTATTGGCAATGCGACACCAGATTTCAGGCCTTATGCTTTTAAAAGAAAGATTAGAAAGTGTTTTAAATCCAATTAAAAAAGAAGATAAAGTAACTGAACCTTACAATGGTATATAATTAATTCTTAATTTACCCATCAGCCACCTACGGGCTTGCAAGACGTAGTGCAGGGTAATGAAAGGTACAAAAATGGTTAAAATGTTCGATGAAGATGGTAATGAGTTTGATATGCCATCAAAAGAAGAACTGGAAGACCTTAAGTCAAAGAATGGCAAAGTCGAAGAATATGAGGGCTTAGTCAAAAATGTTCGAGAAGCCTTAGAGATTTCGGAAGATGACGACTTAATTGAGTCTATCAAACTAGCTAAGGAAGCTTCTAATCCTAATTGGAAATCAACTAGGGAAAAGATTGCTAAGCTTCAAACGTTTATTAAAGCTAATATCAAAGATGCAAGTCTTGATGAAGAGGGTAATGTTACTATGGAAGAAAAAATTGACCCAAAGGCTATTGAGGAAAGTGCACGAAAAGCTGCTAGAGAAGAAATCTTCGGTCAAGAGATTAATAAGCATCTTGAAAAGTATCCAGCTGATTCAAGAGAAGCAGTTAAAAAGTATTTTGAGAAGTTGTCTGCTGGTGAAGAGCTTAATTCAGAGACAATAGCTAAAACAATGGATGAGGCAGGTAGCATAGTTGTACCTAAACCAGCTTCAAATCCAGGTACTAATTTATCTGGTGGAGAACCTAGGATTAAAATTGAAGACGGTCAAGACTTTTCTGAAACTGAGCAGGGTAAAGAAATAGCAAAAGAAGTCTTCGGTGACGAAGCATTCTCTGCTGAAAAGAAAGGAGATGAATAAGTATGACAGACGAAAAAACATTAAAAGAACAAGCTAATGAAGCTGTTATGGGCAAAGCTGAAAGTACAAAAAAAGAGATTGGTCAGTCAGTTGAAATAAAAAAAGATGATTTTCAGGGGTTACTTGCTACTATTCAACAGCTTCAAAGTGAAGTTAGTAACTTAAAAAAGGAAAGTGGAGTTCAGGATTTACAAGAAGTTAAAGAAAGAACAGCTAAAATTCATCTTTATAAGGATAAGGTTGTTACTAAAACTGGTATTGCATGGGAAGAAGATGATAAGTATGGTGAACCTTTTATGAGATTAGAAATATTCTGCGATGATAAGAAGTATGAAGTTGATTACAAAAAGTATAACTCGGGTGATGACTCTGGCGTTCTTACAATTGAAGAGGCCGTAATTAAAGAAGTAGTAATTGTTGACGATGGAATTGAAACCCAAGGTTATACTGATTTAGTAGAAGTTGACTACGAGAATTATCGTAGTATCTCAAAAGGTCGTGTTCCAGTTAGAGTTGTTACTCCTAAACAGATGTATATAATGAAGAGGAGTAACGGTGAAGAAGTAGAAATTAATCCTAACGCTCTAAACTAATATGTTTAAACACCACATTAAAGGACAAAAAAAGGACGCGCAGAGGATAGATAAGGCTAGAGATGACAAGTGTATCCCTTTGGCTAAAGCATACCTCCAAAACATCCTAGATGCTGATGTTTCTTTAGATGGAAATCTGAAACCTGAAGAGTTAAGGAAAGAGTATGAACCTATTATGTTAAAGATGTTAGACCTGTATCTTGAAAAAGATGTTACCATGATTGAAGCTGGATATATCCGAAAGTTAATAGATGAAATGATTAATAATGTTGAGAATTTACTAGTTGAATCTGTTAACAACAGTTTAAGAATTGCTGAAAAGAAGTTATTCGGTTGCGACAAGCAGGATATGAGCTTCAATGTTTTAGATGATATCTTAAAAGATAAAAAATGAGTTGAGTATAAGGTTTCCTAACATAAGTTGGGGAACCTATATTCACCTTATTTGGCGGTTGTAAAGCCAATATACAATTCAGTTGGTGAACTTGTAAAATCACCCGTCTTCAACGAGGTAGAGCCTCTGACAAAACGCTAAAGACGAACCGAAAGAGTTAGTCTTTTTATTTATAGGTCGAAAAAGAAAAACTTAACTAGGTTCTAATTAACCAAAACGAATAACAATCAAAAATATGTCTGTTTATCCTGTAAAAGGAGATTGGGATGTAATGTGGTTTCGTAAAGTAGCTTCTACTGCTTTCAATGCTATGAATTTTGTAGCATTTGAGACCAATGGAACTGGTGGCGACCCAATTGAACCTGCTGACGCTTCTGATGCCTCTTTGTTAGGTATTGGTATGCGGAATGTTGCTTCTACTGATTCCGATTATGCATCTAATACTCGTATTCCTGTTCTTGTTCCTAGGAACAATGCAGCTGAATTTGAGTGCGACGATGTTGACGGTACTTTAGTAGTTGCTGACGAAGGTTTAGAAGTTGACATCACTGATGCTCAGAGTGTCAACCGAGCTGCTTCCTCAACTGATGTATGTATTTGTACCCGATATATTTCGGCTACAAAAGGTTGGTTTGTTATTAATAAATTTGCTTGGCCTTTAGCCTAGGAGAAAAATTATGACAAACACATTTACATCATTACTTAACACATTAACCCTTAGTGCATTCGTTGACTTAACCAAGAAACAATTCAGTCACGTAAGTGAAATGGTTAAACCAGCTGCTCAGCAGTTGTATAAAACCGAAGATCTTACAGGCTGGTCGTCAAATCAGAAACGATATGACGAAATTGATGTTGAAACCTTTGGTCGTTTGAAACGAGAAGGTGAAAATGCTGCTAAAGTAAAAGGTGGCATTGGATACAATATCACAATGACAGCCAAGAGAATTGCTGCTGAAATTGACATCACTTGGGAAATGCGACGTTACGGTCAAGAACACAAGCTCAAACAAGAGCTTTACCGTTTAAACCATTTCGTCCCACAAAGACAAGACTTAGACTTGACACATAGATTAACATTCGCTTCCTCTACAAGTTATACTGATATGGATGGAGATACAGTAACTACAACTGTTGGCGATGGCGCTTCACCTTTGGTGTACGCTACTGCTGCTCTGAAGTTTACTACTTCTACTTTCCGTAATCGTGTAACTGGCGACCCTGCTTTCTCGCAGACTGCCTTAGAGACAGCTGAAGATTTGTTTACTACTGATATCCTCTCTAACTTCGGTGAGAGACGAGTTATTACTCCAAACATTATCTTCTCAACTGACACAGCGTCTGTTATGAATGACATCAAGAAAGTCTTGAATTCGACAGCTGATGTTGATGCTTCTCACGCTGGCGTGAAGAACGTTAACTATCAGAAATACACTTATGTTGTATTACCATATCTAGCTACCACCGCTACTGGTGCTAGAGATTCTACCAAAAAACGTTGGTGGGGATTGGTTTCCACTGGTACCATGGGAGGCTTCCAGGCTTACTTCGGTATCTTTGAAAGACCAAATCTAAAAACCCCAACTAGTGTTGGAGGTGGAATGCTGATGGGTGAAGATATTCATAACGACAATGTCACTTTTGGTGCACGTGGTTCTTATGGTATCGCTATCCTATCAGGCCGAGGCTTGGTAATGAGTTTACCAACCTCTTAAACAGTGATTAACTTATAAGCTAATTAATTAACCTTTAACGAGATGAAACCGAAAAAGAAAGAAAAGACATACAGCCTGAGGCTCGTTAGCGGGTTAGTCGCTGTATGTTTGATAGCAACTTTTGGCTTTGCTTCTTTAGCGTTTGCCAATTCTGGTTTATCGCTAACAGAAATGATAGCTCAAGTTGCTGGGACAATTATAGGTAATAAGTATACAGAGCAAATAGATAACGCAGAATTAAGTCTTGGATATGTAGGAGATTCACCAACTTATCTTACTGATGTAAGACCAGGCCGATTGGAAACTTTAACCAATCTGTTTGTGACTACTGATTTAGAAGTCGGTGGTACTACTTACTTGTCTGGTGCATTTACTTCTTACGCTACAACTACTTTGCCAGTCAATACTTATTATTCTATTGCAGAGTCTCTTGACTTAACTGGTACTTCAACTGCTAAAGGTGCAACTCAAAATGTAATTGCTTACTATACTAATAATGGTGCTGATTTAATTATAGATTTGACAGGTATTGATATTACAGGAGCATTTACCAGTTTTGAGGGTTCATTTCAAGTTGGTACATCAACTTGGATTGGTGGCGTTGAAGGTGGTAGTTTAACCACAACTAGTTCAGCAAGTATTATTGCATCAACCACTGCAGCAACTTCATTTACGACTGTTACAAATGGTGTAATAGTAGATAATCAAGGTTGGTATGGTAGTGGATTATTGGATAATAAAACTACATTTATTCTAAAGAATGGTGAAGTTTTATTCGCTACTTGGACTCCTTATGGTGCTACAAGTTCAGCTTCATTTGAAGCTAGTGGTGGATTTACTGGTGCAGGTAATATGATTGCTAATGCTAGAGCAAGAGGAAATTAAGTAATTGTCTTTAATACCTGTCCCTTTACAGGGGCAGGATAGTGAAGATAACTAACTAATATAAAAATTTATGGCTAAAGAAAAAAAGGTTGAAGAAACCAAAAAAGAAATCAAAGTCAATCAGCCAAAAATTGAGCAAAAAGAACTCCCTAAAAAGAAAGATGCTCAATACCTTGGTGGTAAGCTGATTACAGCTGTTAGTAAACGTTCTATTAATGGTAAAGAATATAATAATGTTACCTTAGTAGACGGTACTGCTAAACTGTTATCAGACGAAGACTTAGAAGCTCAGATTTCAAAAAAACCTGGTGAAATTGTTCACTAATAGTTTTTCCTTAAGGGCTTTAATAGAGCCTTTAGGAAAGTTTATTAATAATATAAAATCTATGAAGAAATTAATTATTGTCGGTTTAATTCTACTGTTAGTGGTCGGTATAGCAGTTGGAGTTTTTGTTTTTCAAAACAAAGAAGATGAAAATGTCAAACCGATTAATCTTAGTGGTGTTGGCAATCCTGATGACTACGCTGTTTTAGCTGGGACTGCAGCTATTTCTGGTGGTTCTCCATCTTTAATTAGGTTTCCTAACTCTTTTGTATTCTCTGATTCTACTACTACTCCGACTTATGCTTCTTCAGATAATACTGTTGATATTGGAAATACTTCTTCAACTCCAGGAACAATTAATCAGTTAGTATACGTCGGTGGATATACAGATTACACTTTCTATTCTGACTTAAGGGGTGGGTCAGCTACTTCAACTTTTTGTGTTATGCCAACTTGGTCTTATGACGGCATTAGCTATTACCATGTTTTTGACGACTTAACAGCTAGCACTACTTTGGACTTGACTGGTACCTCAACTATAGCATTAGCATCACAGGCTTTCTGTACTGACCCTGGTACTGCTACTACTTCTTTTGCTTTTAAGGATTCAATCCCAGGAGCGAAATATGCTCGTTTCTTAATCTGGGGTGAAGATGCTTCTACTGACCCAGATGATGGAGTTGAAGGTCATATAATAGTTACATTAGAAGATTCAAGTGGTAATCATTAAAGTATGGGACTTGAGTATAACGTCAGACCAAATGAAGATGTTTTTATTAGAATCGCTTTAGCAAAAGCTGATACTGGTTTGTATCCACAAGCAAAAATTTACGCTATTGATGACCCTGATACAGTAGTTGATACAGTTAATTTAACAGAAAGAAGCAATGGTCTTTATGGTAAAGCATGGACTAATAATGGGGAACGCAAGAAATATTTTACTCAGGTTATTGTTTATACTGATTCTGGATATACAACAGAACACCCAATTATCAGGCCAGATTCTGACTCTATAAATGTTGGTTATGCTACAACAGGTGGAGTATTTGGAAGTTCAAGAAGAGGCTCTAACGTAATAAAAAGCGATTTAACTAAAGAAGAGATTGATAGAATTGCCAAAGCTGTATTTAAAATTTTGAAGCCTGAGTTAGACAAGAAATCTGAATTTAACCCGAGCGCCGACTTAGTTAAAACTAACCTTGAAATTCCAGCTTTTCCAGAAATACCAAATCCTACTAGTGCTTCAGAAATTTCAAATTTAGTTAAGGAAGCATTAAATCTAAAGACTAAAGAAATTAATAATAAAATTGATTCTATTAAGCCAGACTATTCAAGTAACTTTGATGATATAAAAGAAACAATTATTAAGAACAAGATAGCTATACCAGAGTTAATAGACTTTTCAGGTGAGCTAGAAAATATAAACACAAAAATAGATGAAGTAAATGACTTAGCAAAATCTAATTCTGTATTATTGCAAGGTATTAAGGAAATTAAGAAAAAGGAATTACTTGGTAAGGAACAAGTAATCAAAGGCATTAACTCTGGAGAAGATAGTATAAGTGTTTATAAGAAATTTCAACAGTTATCAGTTAAAGAAAAACAATATGTATTTAATATTTTATCTGTTGAAAATCCAAGCTTGCTGAAAAGATTAGATAATATAGCTACTGCTGATAAAATATTAAAGGATATAAAGAAATCACCTAGCAAAATAAAAACATTAACTAAATTGTTGTCGTCAGGAAAAATTACAAAAGACTTAATACCTTACATTAAAAGTTTAAACGTTTAAAAAAAGTTAATGAAAAATTTATTAAACATTTTAATAGGTTTAATAGTTGGTATAGGATTGTCTTTTGGAACATTTGTTTTTGCAGATAATGCCACTTATGACTTTATTAATTATAATGTTCCTTACAATTTAGGATATTTTAATAATAGAATAGGTGGTTGGTTATTTGGTGGAACTGCAACAACATCTGATGCTTTATTAGAAGTCCAAGGTGATGTCTATATTGCTGGCAACGCCACAACAACTAAAAGTATGGATGCTTTAGAGTTTTGTATTGATGGACAAGATTGTATAGACTCTTGGTCTGCTCCTGGAGTAGGAATAAACAACTGGCAATTCAACGCTAGTGGCCAGCTTACTCCGTCAACTACCATAGATGTATCGCTTCCAGCTAATGCTACGACAACAGACGCTCACTATATTGGTGACCATTTATCAGTAGGAACACAGGAAAGTTTTCATACATTATCAGTTGGTGGAGTATCAATGATACTTAATTCTGAATATAATAATTCAGATGTTTCTATTTGGTTTGGGAATACAGTTAGTCCAAATGAAGATAGGTTTTGGCTGGATAATTATGATACTACTTATTTTGGTGATTTAGGAGAGACTTTTGTTGTGTCAGACGACTTAGCAGTTGAAGGTTCAGTTACTACTACTGGGAATTTATATGTAGCTGGCAACGCTACGACAACAGGCTCACATTACATAGGCGGTGATTTAGCAATAGACGGAAACTTCCCAATGAATCAGGTTGATGGAAAAATAATCGGAAGTCCAACACTTACAAACTTAGAAGATTATTATAATTTACAGTCAGCAGGTTTTGT